ATCTCGGATTCTATTTCAGTCGTGTAGTTGCTCACTACGCCGTGTCGCCATTAGAGCTGCTGGGCGTCCCTCTAACGATGTTCTGGATGCTCAGTCGCAACATCGACCGTCTGCGCGCGGAAGAGGATGTCCGCAACCTGCAAGTCGCTCGCGCTGCCCAGGCAGATGGCGAGGGCGTGAAGGCGTTCATGGAGGGTTTGCAACTCAGGATTGGAAGACCAGTCGTAACCGATAAAGTCTACGATCCACGCAAGGATAAGGCAGACCCTGACGCCAAAGAGCAACTGATGCAAATTTTTGGCAGAGGATGACAAGGGAATGTCACAAAACGTAGAGTTTATCCTGTCGCTGGAAGACAAGCAGTTTACAGCGTCAATCGACCGGGCGGGTAAGCTACTTACCAGATTCGGGGAGCAGGCTACAAAGCCCGCTCAGAAAATTAACAATCTGGAACGCTCGTTGGGTTCGGTCTCCCGCATCATCGGCGTTCTGGAGTCCAAGCTCGATGCCACGGCAGACAAACTACAGGATGTAGCTGCCGGCTTCGAGCTTGTGTCTGATGTTTCGCGCAAGACGCGAGGCAACATTACCAGCCTCAACTCAGGTCTCAAAACCCTGATTGAGCGCGTCGACACAACCACCTCAGCCGTTAATAAACTCACCACATCGCTGCGCAAGGTTCAGTCTGAACTCAACGAGTTTTCCGATTGGGCAACGTTCGCTGGCAAGAGCGCCAGCCGCTTCTGTACGGAGGTAAAAGAAGCCTCTTCCTCCGTGAGTGGCATGAATACGCGCCTTAACACCACGACGAAGCGTCTCAGTAATTGGGGCGTCACAACGAGCCAAGCTGCCGAGGGGCTGAAGAAAGTCCGCGATCAGATGGATGCCGTGATTGGCCGCCAGCAACTGATCAGCAAGCCGGTACGTGTGCGCACCAGCGGCTACGGTGAGGGTGGTGGTAATGGTGGCGGTGGTCGACGTGGCGGTACAAATGGCCACGGCGGGCGCGGTGCTGAAAATGGCGTGTTCTCTGGTCTGCGCGGTAATATTTTCCTGCTGGGCGAGATTGGTGATGCAGCAAGAACGGTAACTGACATCCTGTTTGGCTGGCAGAAGCCAATCGTCGAAGCCGCCTCCGAAATGGAGCGTATGCGCGTCATGTTGCGCGGGCTGAACAAGGACAAGGCCAACCCTGGCAAAGCAGCCGCAGAGGATATGCAGTACATCGTGGATATGGCGCAAAACGCCCCGTTTGCGATGCAGGCGCTGACCGATTCCTTCGTTAAATTCCGCTCGGCAGGTCTCGATCCTACTGACGGATCGCTGAAAGCGCTGGTGGACTCCGTTGCACGCTTCGGCGGCGATAGCGAGCTGCTTAAACGTGCTGCCGTGGCTGTCCAGCAGATGTCCGGTAAGGGCGTCGTGTCGATGGAAGAACTGCGTCAGCAATTAGGTGAAGCAGTTCCTAACGCGATGAAGGCGATGGCAGACGCTGCCGGTATCACTATGGGGGAACTGACCAAAGCAGTCTCCACCGGTACTGTGGAAGCGAAACAGGCGCTATCGCTGATGTTCGTTGGTCTGCGTGCGGAGAACGAAAACGCCGCCAAAGACATGATGCAAACCTACACTGGTGCGCTGGCGCAACTGCAAACCTCCTTTACGCTGTTTGCTGATCGTGTCGGTCAGGCGGGCTATCTGGATTCTCTCTCAAAGGGGATGAAAGAGCTGGCCTCCATCATGAATAGCGCAGAGGGCATTTCGTTCGCTAACTCGCTGGGTTCCGGACTCTCCACGGCGATCGACGGCTTACGCGAGCTGGCGCAGTGGCTGGCTAAAAACCAGGAACTGGTTATCAGCCTGGGCAAAGTCGTTGCTGCAATGGTGGCGTTCAAGCTGATGCGTGCCGGGATTGCAGGCGTGATTGGCACTGCCGGGCAAATGGTTAACACATTTACCAAGATGTCGACCGTTCTCCAGGCTCCGTTCAATCTGGGCGCGACAGCTGTCACCCGCTTTAATCGTGCGGCCCGTATGGGGCTGGCTCCAATCCCATCGCTGATCTTCGCTATCCGTGGCGCGATTACGGGGCTTCAGGGCGCGTTTGCTGGGCTAACTGCGTTCATTGCAGCAAACCCCATTGGTGCAGCGTTCACCGTAGCTACCGTGGCTGTAGCCGGTCTTATCACGTATATGACCATGCTCCGCAGCGAAACGTCCAAAGTCGTGGATGAGATCCGCAAAATCCCGGAGGCGATGACGGCGGCCAAGCGTGCGCAGATGGCAGCGCGTGCAGCCGAGCTTGAAAAGCAGATCCAGCGAGACCAGCAGGCGCTTAAAACCGGCGAAAGCGTGAACTACTACTCCACAGCGGCTGGCCCTGTCGCCGTGAAGGAGTCCAAAGAGGTTGTTGAGGCTCGCCTGAAGAAAAATCAGGAAGAGTACGAAAGAACCACAGGCACGATGGCGCTGGGTGATGGCGCGGTGGCCAAACGGCTGGCAAAAGAGGCTGCTGAATCCCAGATTGAGAAAATCCGGGCAGATAACCAGGTCTTCTCTGCGACGTTTGTGAAAGCCCGTCAGGAGGCTCTGGATAAGATCCAGAAAATCAACGACGACAAATCGCTTTCGGACGACGAGAAGAACAAGCTGCTCGCACCGCTTCGCGAGAAGGTGAACAAGTCCTATCTGGAACCGGCGCAGAAGCTGGTCGACGACCTGTCTTCTCGCAAAAACGCAACCGAGAAGCAAATTGCCCACTTCAGCGACATGCTGGAGAAAGCGAAGAAAGAGGGGAACACCGAGCAGGTTCAGAAGCTACAAGGCAGCATCCGTGGGTATCAGGAGCATCTTGAAGCTGTTGCTCAGGAGCTGACTCAGGCGGAGTTCGAGCGTGATAGCGCGGCGAAAACCGGTAAGGGCGTAATGTCCAACCAGGGAACCGTTCTGGGGCTGGGAACGACCGATAAAGCGGCTCAGAAAGCACTGGCGCAGTATATGCGGAACCAGATGGACTCCGCGACCTACCAGCGCACACTGCCAGACGGTACGGCGATGCTGGACTTCGAAGGCAAGCCGATCATCGGGCCGAAACAGCTCAAAACCCAGCTGAACCTGCAGAAAGCCTCCAGCGCCAGCTCTCTGGAGAAAATGAGCGACGAGGAACGTGCAGCCGCGATCGCCGCACTGACCAAAGCGCGTGAGCAGGACGCCGCAGCAGCGGAAAAAGCCGGGCAGCGTACTGCCAATGCTTCTCAGCGTGCCGCGAGGAAGGAAGAAAAGGCGCAGCGTAAGCTGGCGGCCGGCTACCAGAAAGCCCTGGATAAAGCCGATCAGCTTATGGGGCAGATGGGTGAAAGCTCAAAAGCGACCGTGTCGTTTGATCAGTCTCTCCGCGATACCACCAAATCGCTGACCGAACTGGCCAACGCCGTACCGAATGAGTTCATCACTCAGGAGATGATCGACAAAGCCAAGTCACGCCTGGCTGACCTGGCTAACGCGAGCGACGACTATCGCGAGATGTTCAATCGTCGCAACGTCGAGCAAATGATCTCCACCTGGGCGCCGGAATCCGATTCCATCATCAGCGCGGGTTACAAGCCGTCTCGTGAAGAGAAGGTGGTCGATTTCAACGACACCTACAACCGTAACCTGAAAGCGTTGATGGATCTGCGTGACCAGGCTTCTGATCCGAAAATCGTGGCGCTTTACACCAAGCAGATTAACCAACTGGTGGCGGCAGGCAACACCGCGCTCATCAAAGAGACGGGTACGGCGACACAGAAGCTGGCGCTTGAGTACGAGAATCTGGCCGATCAGTTGGAAAACAGCTGGAGCAACCTGTTCAGCAACATGACGGATACGCTGACCGACTTCGTCATGAAGGGGAAATTGGACTTCTCCAGCCTAGCAGAATCCATTCTCCGCGACATCACCAACATGGTTGTGAAGACGCAGATCACCCTGCCTCTCATGAACATGCTGGGGATGGGGACGACGGCAGCGGGCAGCTCTCAGAGTGGCAATCTGCTTTCTGGTGTCGCGTCAGCGGTTGCCAACCAAGGCGTCCGGATGAATGCGGTCAACGGCGATAAGAGCGTGGGTGAGGCGACGAAAGAGACCTCCAGCTCGGTCTCCGGTCTGGGGCAGACCACTCAGCAGACGACCAGCGCGATTGGCTCTGCAACCAACGCGATCGGCAGCTGGGTGAATGGACTGTTCACCAGTACTGAAGCCAAAGACGCGGAAACCAAAGCGGTGAAGACATCCATCTTCTCCATGCAGAACCTTAGCTCTGTCACGGGGGCGCTTTCTGCCGCGTTTGCCATGCTGGGCGCAAACATGTCCGGCTCTGGCAATAAGTGGTTGAGCTTCGGCGCTACCATTGCCTCCGGGCTGGTGTCTGTCTGGGCTGGTGGCGGCTTCGACAACATCGGATCGGGTTCATCCGGCTCTAACTCCGGGTTCAACAATCTCACCGGATCGGCATCTGATGGTACTGGCGGCATCCCGGCAATTCCGAAGTTCGCCAAAGGCGGCATTTTCGGGAAAGACGGCGTGGTTCCGCTGCGTGCGTACCAGAAAGGTGGCATCGCTGACTCTCCACAGCTGGCGCTGTTTGGTGAAGGGGATATGAACGAAGCCTACGTTCCGCTTCCGGATGGGCGTTCCATCCCGGTCACGCTCAACGCAGAGGGTGTTAAAGGCGGCGGTGGCGTTTTCTCACCTGTCAGCATTGAGATCAACGTCAACAGCGACGGCAGTGTCTCGGAGAACAGCAATTCCGAAGGCGCATGGAGTCAGGCAGCGCAGCGCATGAAGGCGATCGCGCTTGAAACCATCGCTCAGGAGAAGCGGCCAGGCGGTTCGCTCAACCCTAACTCTCAACGTAACTAACCACGGCTGCCCCGGAAGGGGCAGTCTCACAAGGATGTGAGATGGAAAGACTGACTTTTAACTGGTATCCCGACTACGAGTCGGAAAAGACCGTGAAGCCTAACGTGACGGTGCTGAATTTCGGTGACGATTACGAACAGCGCCAGGCCAAAGGTCTCAATCGCATTAAAGAAGAGTGGAGCCTGACATTTACGCGCTCTTACGACGTTATTAATGCCGTCGATGACTTTCTGACGGCACGCGCGGCCGTTGAGTCGTTCTACTGGACGAATCCTCGTGGCAAAAAGATGGTTGTGGTGTGCGACAGCCATACTGTGAAGCGTTACCAGGGCTATCTCGTTCTCACTGCGACCTTCCGACAAATTTATGAAGGATAATTTAACCCACTAGATAAGTAAGCACTTATCTACTATTATCTATAGGCGCTGACAGGATGTTGGCGTCTCTTTATTTCAAGGAAGAAACGATGGGTATTAAAGCTGATATTCAGAGCTTGTCGCCCTCCGCGCTCATTGAGCTGTTCGAACTTGATATGTCGAACACCACCTCTGGGGGCAAGCTGTTTTTCCACGCTGGTACAAACGAACTGATGGAGCCAGTCGTTTGGCAAGGCGTGTCTTACGAACCGTGGCCAATCAAGGCGTCAGGCTTTGATAAGACTGGTCAGGGTACTTTGCCGCGTCCAAAAATCCAGGTCTCCAACTTTGCCGGAACTGTCTCCGCTGAAGTTCAGGCAAACGACGATCTGGTGGGCTGCCGCATCATCCGCAAGATGACGCTGGCGCGTTTTCTCGACGCGGCCAACTTCAAAGACGGGAATCCAACCGCAGATCCAAATCAGCACTTCCCGGATGAGATGTGGTTCATCGAACAGAAGACTCTCGAAACCCATGAGGTTGTCGAGTTTGAGCTGTCGAGTGTGTTCGATCTGATGGGCGTGCAACTGCCGTACCGCCAGATCATCAAAAACACCTGCCCGTGGAAATACCGCGGTCCAGAGTGCGGCTACACCGGCCCCTATTTCGACAAAAACAACCAGCAAACCACCATGTCAGGCGCGGATTACTGCACGAAACGCTACGACTCATGCAACGCACGCCGTAACTACTTTGCCAATGGCGTAATCCACTTTGGCGGGTTCATTGGAGCAACGCGTTATGGGTAATAGAGCTTTCCCTGAGCTTGGTTCGGACGTTATGCAGGAAATCTATCTGACAGCCATCAAACGCTACCCGAACGAAGCGTGTGGCTTTCTGGTGCGTACCACTGGCGAGAAATATCGCTTCATGGAAGCCCGGAACGTGTCGGAAAACCCGGAAAACACGTTTGTTATGCACGCTGACGACATTATCGCAGCGGAAGATGCGGGATACGTGGTTGCCATCTGGCACTCCCACACTGACGAATCAGCTGAAGCGTCATACGCCGACCGCGCCGGATGCGAGGCAACGGAAGTTCCGTGGCTGATTCTGGCTGTTAGGAAGAATGTCGAGGGCGATGCGCCATTTCACTTCAGTGAGATGAATGTGATCACCCCAGACGGCTTTGAGATGCCTTATCTGGGGCGGCCCTATGTGTTTGGTGTCTTCGACTGCTGGATGCTGTGCCGCGACTACCTGAAGCGTGAGTTCAACGTCGAGTTGAATCCAAACCCGCACCTGCATATTCCATCGTGGTACACGGGCGATACCGACATTCTCGACCAGAACTACCGCAATGAAGGGCTTGTTCGTCTGGCGCCGGGGACGGAACCCCAGCGTGGTGACGTCTTCTTCATTCAGTACGGAAAGATGCCTGACCACTGCGCGGTGTACATCGGAGACGGAATGATCCTGCACCACCAGATCGACCGTCTGAGCTGTCGCGCTTATTACGGTGGCATGTACCAGAAACACACGACGCACCACCTGCGTCACAGAGACTTACTCAAGGGAGATGAAACGTGTCTGAGTTAGTTCATGTGCAATTTGGTGGCCCGATGGCCAGACATTTCGGCCGCCACTGGCATTTAAAAGTGCGCAACACCAAACAGGCGTTGGATTTGGTCGAAGCCAATCGTCCGGGCTTAAAAGCATGGATGAAGCGCAACATGAAGACCTACGACAGTTACCACATCCAGATCACCAATAAGCAGGGACACAAGTGGTCGGTTGATGAGAGCGAGTTTCAAATGATGGGGCAGTCCGACAACATCGCGAAGATCCGCATCACACCGGTTCCTCGCGGTAGTGGCGGTAAGGCTTTTGGTTGGTTCCAGACAGTCGTAGGGGCACTCGTCATGGTTGCCTCATTCTGGTTCCCAGCGCTGGCCCCGCTCGGCTTGTCGCTAATGATGGGCGGTATTTCGCAGCTAATTTCGCCCCAGGCGACCAATGACAGCGTAAGGCAGGCAGATAACTCGAACTCGTTTTATTTCGACGGGCCACAAAACACCACTAACCAGGGCAACCCGGTTCAGCTCATTTATGGCGAGGAAATTCTGGTCGGCTCACAGGTTGTGAGTTCTTCGATCACCATCGACCAGCTTTAGTAAGAAGGGAAATTTTTGAACATGGAACAGTTCAAGAAGAAGAGACTGCCTCTCCTGATTGCAGGTGCTGGCGGTAAGAAAAGCAGTGGCTCCAGCCGCACGCCGGTTGAAGCCGACGATACCGTAAACTCGCGTGCTATGGCGTCCATCCTCGACCTGCTCGGGGAGGGTGTCATTGGCGGGCTGGTGGATGGCGCAAAGTCGATCTTCGTTGATGATCTGCCAATCCTTAACGAAGACGGGTCTCCAAACTTTAGCGGTATCACGTGGGACTTCCGCGATGGTTCACAAGACCAGACGCCGATGTCCGGGTTCGATTTCGTTGAAACGCCGAAGTCAGTCAACATCCAGCTGAAAAGAATGCACGACGTTACGATTGCCATCGATAACGATGAGGCAGACCGTGTCCGCGTCATTCTGAAGTTCCCGTCTCTGCGTAGCATTGACAAAAAGACCGGTGATACCAACGGTACGACCGTGAAGTACAAATTCCAGATTGCCAATGGCGATAATGCCTTCAAGGACGCCATCGCAGAAGGGGAGAGCACTTCCGAAATTACGCTGACGGCAAAAAAGACGGGCGTCTACTACCGCAGCTATGAGCTAAAACTGCCCAAGCCAGGTCGTGCCTACAAGGTTCGCGTGCTTCGTCTGACCGATGACAGCAACACTCAGTACATCTTTAACGATACGTGGGTGGACTCTGTCGGTGAGATTGTTGATACGCCGATGAACTACCCGAACTCCGCGCTGGTCGGCCTCAAGGTCAACTCAGAGCAGTTCGGCAGCTCGATGCCGTCTCGTTCGTATCTGGTGCGTGGCCTTAAGATCCGCATCCCGTCCAACTACGACGAGCACACAAACACCTATATCGGCGTATGGGATGGCACATTCAAGCTGTTGTCATCTTCCAACCCTGCCTGGATTCTCTTCGACCTGCTTACCAACGCCCGTTATGGCCTGGGGCAGTACGTTTCTGAGTCCATGATTGACCTCGGGCAGATCTACCAGATTGGGCGCTACTGCGACGAAGAGATTGACGATGGTTTCGGTGGCAAAGAGAAGCGCTTCGCTATCAACACCCAGATCACCAGCCGTCAGGACGCGTACCGACTGATTCAGGATATCGCTGGCGCCTTCCGCGGAATGGTCTTCTGGGCTGGCGGCATGGTTAACGTCATGCAGGATAGTCCGTCAGATCCGGTCATGATGTTCACCAACGCGAACGTCAAAGATGGCATGTTCAGTTACAAGGGATCTGCGCGTAAAGACCGTCCTTCAGTGGCTCTTGTGACCTACAACAACAAGGAAGACGGCTACAAGCAGAACATCGAGTACGTCGAAGACCAGGAGGCGATGCGTCGTTATGGCGAGCGCAAAACCGAAGTGGTTGCGTTTGGCTGTACCAGCCGTGGCCAGGCGCATCGTGTCGGTCTGTGGCTGCTGTATACCGCACGCATGGAGTCCGACGTTATCAGCTTTACGGCAGGGCTGGATGCTTCTTTCCTGATGCCGGGCGAAACGGTGCTGATTCAGAACAAATACCGTGCTGGTAAACGCAACTCTGGCCGCATTGTGGCGTTCACAAAGAACAGCATCACTCTCGACGCACCGGTTACGCTGAATAAGGCTGGTAGCTACATCCGGATCTTGAATCAGGAAGGAGAAATCGTTGAGCGCGATATTCTTGAGACCGGGGAAGACATTACCAAAGTGACCTTCTCCAAAGCGCTCAATTCTGGTGATATGCCGGTTATGAATGGCGTCTGGACGATTACCGAGCCAGATCTGGAACCAATGCGCGTGCGTGTTATCAACGTTGCCCAGGGCGAGGCTCAGGGGACGTTTGACGTTACCGTTGTCCAGAATAACGCATCGAAGTACGAAGCCATCGACAACGGCGCGACGCTGATCCCCGAGAACAACACCGTTCTCGACCCGACTTATTCGAAGCCGACCAACCTGCAGGTGACGGAAGGGACGTATATCTCCAGTCCGGGCAACCTCTCAATCAAGCTCGTTGCCACCTGGGAAGGTAAGTCTGCGGAATATTGGATCAGCTGGCGTCGTTCCGATGAGAACAACGTCTCTAACTGGCAGTCCGCACGCGTTACCGAAGAGCAGTTCGAGATCCTCAATATTGCCGAGAATGGTCAGTACGACATTCAGCTCTATGCGGTTTCGTTCAGCGGCAAGAAGACGGATATCATCAGCACCGTTTATCAGGTGAAAGGTACGATGACGCCGCCAGGCTCTCCTACCTCTCTGACGGCCGTGGGTGACTACCGCAACGTGATTCTGAATTGGGTCAACCCGGACTCAATCGACCTCGATCACATCAACGTGTACGCCTCCCAGACCAACGATCTGGAAACGGCAAAGTTGATTGCAGAGGCTGCCAGCACCACGTTCACCCATGCCGGTCTTGGGGATAGCGAGACCTGGTACTATTGGGTTCGCGCGGTGAACAAGCGTGGCATGTTAAGCCCGCCGAACTCCAATCTGGGTACGGAAGCGATGACGCGAGACGTCCTCTCATTCCTTACCGGGAAGATCACCTCTTCCGAGCTGGGACAGGAGCTGCTGGAGGAAATCGACTCTAAAGCCTCTCAGGATGCGGTCGACGCCATCAACAAACAGATGGAAGAAAGCCTGAAAGAGCTTGATCAGTCCGTTACCGATCTGGACAGCAAACTGGAAGACACCAGCGGTCGGCTTGAACAGGCCCAGAACGACCTCAAAAATGAAGTCTCTGGCACGCTGGACAAGGTCAACGACGCGCTGCAACAGGTTGAGGACTCTAATGCGGCTCTGGTTGAGTTGCAGGAGACCGTTTCCGAGCAGGGCAAAGCCGTTGCAGGTGCTGTGGAAGCGGCACACGCTGCGCTCGACAATGCTTCCGCGCTGATTGCTGAAGAGCGTGAAGCCCGTGTCGAAGGCGATAAGGCAAATGCCAAACAGATTGAGGCAATGAAATCCTCCGTCGATGACAGCGTTGCCGCCGTCGAAGAGATGAAAAAGACCGTTGCCGAAGTCGAACGCGCCAGCGCGGAAGTATCGACCAATATCGAGGCTCTGGCCAAAACCAATATTGACCTCGCTCTGCGTCAGGATGAAGACCAGCACAAGCAAATGGTCAATAACGCGAAGATCGCCACCACTCAGAAGACGTTTGCCGACGATATGTCTGCAATGGCCTCAAAAGTGGAAGAGATCCGCGCAGAAATTGGTGAGGACATCCGGGCATCGATTCTGGAAGAGACAACGGCTCGCGTAGAGGCTGATAAGGCGATCGCAACACAAATCACCAAGTTGGAAGCCCAGATCAATGATGATATTTCTGCGGCCATTGTTTCTGAGCAGGAGGCCAGAGCCACTGCGGATGAATCCCTGTCCAGGCAGATTACGTCACTGCAGGCGAAGGTAGAAGGTGACATTAGTGCGGCTCTTACCGAAGAGCAGATCGCCCGAGCTTCGGGGGATGAGGCATTATCCAAACAGATTACCAGCCTCAAGGCCCAGACGGGTGAGGATATTAAGGCGGCAGTTGCCAGTGAAACGAAAGCGCGTACTGACGCAGATAGCGCACTGGCAACTCAGATCAGCACGTTAAAGGCCCAGACTGCGCAGGACATCAAAGCAGCGGTTGCTACTGAGACTAAAGCTCGTACCGATGCCGATTCGGCGCTGGCCGGGCAGATCACAAGCCTGAAAGCCCAGACTGGCAAGGATATTAATGCAGCAGTTACGTCCGAGGCGAACGCCAGGGCAAATGCTGATGGGGCGTTGGGATCACGTATCGATACGCTAAAAGCCTCTGTTGACGGTAACTCTGCAACGATTAAACAACAGGCGACAGCTATTGCGGACACCAATAAAAAAGTCTCTACAGCCTGGACGCTTAAGATGGAGACATCGACAAGCGGTGGGCAGAAGTATGTTGCCGGCATTGCGTTGGGGATCGACAGCACTGGTCTGTCTCAATTCCTTGTTCAAGCCGACCGTTTTGGATTGGTGAACTCAGTGAATGGAAAGGTTACAACGCCTTTCGTCATTGAAAACGGTGTGGCATATATGAGCGGAGCTTGGATACAAAATGGCACTATCGATAATGCAAAAATAGGGCAGTTCATTCAGTCTAACGACTTTCAAAGCGGTGTCAGAGGATGGAATATAAACAAAAATGGCTCTTCTGAATTTCAGAACATCAAAGCCAGAGGGGAGATTATTGCAACAACGGGAAGGATGAGTAATGTCGTAATTGATGAGACATGTACTGTTAAAAAGCTATTCGCTGAAAACATCTATGGAGACATTATTACAGCATCATCCAATTTGACCGATAAGGTTTGGGGAAATACAACTGGCACTAGCTCGGGTACGCGTTACCCAATTGCAACCATACATGGTGCACCTTTCGAAAGAGTTTTTTTATTTTTAGGGACAACTGCTGCGCATACCCTTTGGCGACAGAACGTCACAATTAGATGTGATGAGTCGATCGTTTTCCAATATGACACAGGAAACGATGGTTCAAGTGGCGATTCTACAAAAAAATGGAATAACTTGTTATTAAGGATACCGGCTTCGTCGTATGGCGCGACCCAAAATCTGACAGTTCAGTTTCCAAACAGGGGCGATAGAGGATATCTCCAGTTCACCGGAATTCTAATGCTATATAAAATTTCTGGTTCGGTGACAATTCATTAATTACAATGATAGGTATGTACTTACTTATGTGGGCGGGAATGCCCGCACTTTCAAGGAGCGAATATGTGGTACAGGGAAGGTACTATCACATTTACAAAGGGAAGTGACACACTTGAGGGCACTGGTACGTTTTGGAACGTCACAGCCAATGGTGTATTGCCGGGTATGATTGTCATCGGACCCGATAACAGGCTGTACGAAATTAAGCGCGTGCTAAATGACACCCGCTTGACACTCATGGAGCAGTACACTGGTGAGACCCAGAATGAGGTCCCATGCCGGATCATCACTACCTATGAAGGCGATCTGACCCAGTTCAGCGCCCGCTTTACAGCATTGATGACCCGAATGTCAGCCGACTCGAAGACAATGAGAAGCTGGTTAACTGCCATTGATGAAGTGACACTCGAACGCGAGGATGGTACTGAGGTAACGGTTAAATCGCTTACCCAAATCGTCGATGAGCATAACGCAAACCAGAAATGGTATACGGATAACGCCGACGTTATCAATGCCGCTGGCGACAAGGCCAGGGAAGCTGCTGCCAGTGCCGCGGCCGCTGCGGAAAGCGCCAATACAGCGTCTACCAAAGCCACCGAAGCAAGCCAGAGTGCTGCCGCAGCTGCTGCATCAGAAAACGCTGCCGGTGCAAGCGCTTCCGCTGCCAAAACGTCTGAAACCAATGCTGAGAGCTTCAAGGTAGAAGCTGCTGCGTCTGCCGCGACAGCGTCTACCAAAGCGACTGAAGCGGGAGAATCAGCCACGAGTGCCGCGGCATCCAAAGATGCGGCGAAAGCATCTGAAACTCAGGCTGCGACCAGCGCGTCCGAAGCCTCTGCTTCAGCGTCTGCTGCGTCTGACTCTGCTGCTGCTGCCAAAACCTCTGAAACCAATGCCTCTGCCTCAGAGCAGGCCGCCGCTGGCAGTGCAGCTGATGCGCTGGCCTCAAAAAATGCGGCTAAGGAATCAGAAACCCATGCTGCTTCGAGCGCCGGTGAGTCGGCGGCAAGTGCTGCGGCTGCCAAAACGTCAGAAACCAACGCCGACGCATCACAGAAGGCTGCTGCTGCCAGCGAGTCAGCTGCCGCATCCAGCGCGAACGCCGCTTCCGAAAGCGCCACCGCTGCAGGTGAGTCTGCTGACGCCGCTTTAGCGAGTAAAAATGCTGCTGCGTCCAGCGAACAGAAGGCAAAAACTTCGGAGACCAATGCAAAGGCGTCCGAGACAGCTGCATCGGAGAGCGCAACGGCTGCCGAAGCATCAAAAGCGGCTGCCCAGAACTCAGAAGCCCACGCAGTGGAAAGTGCCGCTGCCGCAGCTGGCAGTGCTGATGCTGCGAGCAAATCCGCTACCGCGGCTGCCGATTCGGCTACAACTGCAACAGAGAAGGCCAACGTTGCCAGTGAACAGGCGACAGCTTCTGAGGCATCTGCCGCAGCCGCCAAAACCTCTGAAACCAACGCGAAGTCTGCTGAGACCGCCGCTGAAGGATCTGCAACAGCTGCTGCCAAATCCGCAGGTGAGGCTGCTGCTTCCGCAACGACTGCGACCGAAGCGATGGCAGTGGCTGAAGCTAAAGCCAAAGAAGCCTCTGACTCTGCTGCTCTGGCATCCACGAAAGCAACTGAGGCGACCGATGCGGCTGCCGGGGCGAAAACTTCTGAACTGAATGCCAAAGAATCAGAAACGAAGGCTTATGAGTACGCCCAGAACGCCCAGGCCAGTGTTGCCAGTGTGAAATGGAAAGGGACTTCGGCTGAAATGGACATGGCTACCGATGCGCCGAAGTGGGTGAAAGTGTCCACGGCACGTATGCCACAGTCGACCAGCACCGTATACATCGAAGTGATCGGCGGGGCAGGGTACGAAGCCGGGCAGCCAGGGCTTGCTGCAATGGCCGATATTGTGCTGCGAACTGCTGCAGGCGATCCGAAATCGTTGAATGCGGTCGCTTATCGCACTATGGATTCGGCTGTGTTGACTGTAGCTACCGTTAACACGACTGACGATAATTACGACATTTACCTCAAAGCCGGTGCTGGCTCTCAGAAGCTGGTCGTCAACCTGCAATCTGCCGGTGCTGTGGTCGAAACTCTGGAAGTACTTGAGGTTGTGGATACGCTGCCTGAAGACGCTGTAGAAGGGACTGTCTACCATCGCGTCATTTCTGATCAGGATGGCTCCATTACCGGTTCGCTGGTGGGTAATGCCAGCACTGCGACCGTACTTCAAACCGCTCGCCATATTGGTGGTGTTAGTTTTGATGGCTCTACCGATATCAATCTGCCTGGTGTAAATATTCAGGGTAATCAGAACACCACTGGTAATGCCGCCACTGCAACCAAACTGCAAACGCCACGGACAATTAACAGTGTAACGTTCGATGGCTCTGCCAACATTACCATCCCGACACTGGTGTCTCGTGGGCGCATTAGCGCACTGGAGGGGAATGTTCAGGGCGCAATGCCAGGCATTCAGATGTACGAAGCCTATAACAATGGCTATCCGACAAGCTACGGCAACATCCTGCATATGAAAGGCGCACAAGCAAGTGGTGAGGGCGAGCTGCTTGTTGGCTGGAGTGGGTCAGATGGCGCTCATGCGCCGGTTTATATTCGTTCTCGCCGTGATACAGTGGGAGCGAACTGGTCTGGTTGGGCACAGGTTTACACCACAGCACACAAGCCTACAGCCCGAGATGTCGGCGCAATGTCCACTACTACGCTTTCATTTAACGGCGGGGCTGGTTGGTTCAAAATTGCTACTGTAACCATGCCGCAAAGTACCTGTGTGGTGATGATTCGTATGATTGGAGGGGCTGGTTACAACACCGGAACCTTTGATCAGGCGACAATCAGTGAGCTGGTTCTGCGTGCGGGGAACAACTCGCCTAAAGGGATAACGGCTGTAGTCTGGCGTCGTTCAACGCAGGGGATTAACGGAGCTGCGTGGATTAATACGTCAGGTGACTCCTACGATATTTACGTCAACCTGCCTAACTACGCAACAACACTGAATATTCAGTGGGACTACACCAGCAATGCCGGTGTAAGAATTCATAGTGCGCCAGCATATTCGGCGGCTCAGCCTGAAGGGGCGACGATTGCTCAGGTTCACAATCTCTACAGTACTTTGATAAAGCCGACACCCACGGAAATTGGAGCGTTGCCACTATCTGGCGGAACAATGACTGGTGTGCTGACGCTGCAAAATGTCAGTCAGCCTCTCAAGACGCCAGGTGGAGGTATTCTGGCAAATGACGGAAATTTATACATCAATAAGTCGGGATTTACAGGCTGGATTGATGCGCTATTTATGAAAAACAGCGGCGGTACAATGTCCGGGCCGCTTAAGATTCGCGCTACGGATGGGTTGCGCATTTACGATGCGGCATACGGAATGATTTTTCGCCGTTCTGAAAATAATTTTTACCTTATCCCGACAGCAAAAGACCAGGGGGAAAATGGTGCTATAGGTTCACTTCGTCCATTTTATTTAGATCTCACTAATGGCAGAGTAACAATGGGTAATGGTGCTGTCATTAACGGTGGTCTTGGGCTGGGTGTGGTCAATGGTCTTGGCGGTAATTCCATTGTTCTGGGTGACAATGACACCGGCTTTAAACAGAACGGAGACGGCATTCTGGATGTTTACGCCAATAGTGCTCATGTTTTTCGGTTCGTTAATGGCACGCTGCAAAGCCTTAAGCCTTTGAGTGTATCGGGGGATATCACGTCAAGTGCGTGGGTCTACGCCAACCGTTTTTCCATCAACAGCAGTTCTGGCTCATGGATCGATATGCGTAACCAGAACGTAATCTTCGGGAGGAACGCTGTAAGCACAAGCTCTGCACAAGCATTGTTGAGACAAGACCATGCGGACCGCAAATTCTTCGTTGGCGGCTTGGGAAACAGTCAGTTTGGTTTTTACATGATCAACAACTCACGTACCGCAAACGGCACGGATGCCCAGGCATACCTCCAGAATGATGGTACTTGGGTTTGTGGCGGTAATGGAAGCTTTAATGATGTGTACATTCGTTCTGACCGTCGTAGCAAACGCAATATTAGACGAATTGAGCGTGCGCTGGACAAGCTGGATCGGATCGAAGGTGTTCTGTACGAGATTCAGGTTTGTGGCCGTTATGAGCAGTCTGGTGGTCTCATCGCTCAGGACGTCCAGAATGTTCAGCCTGAACTGGTAACGGTTGACCATAACGATCAGTCCGGAGAGCCTCGTCTGCGTCTGAACTACAACGGCGTTATCGGTATGCTGGTTGAGGCCGTCAAGGAGTTGCGCAAGGAAGTGCGTGAACTGAAGGCGAGAATGTAATCAAGGCGATTGGTGCGGCTTCCCCACCAATCATCTATTTTCACATCGGATAAGGAGATTAGATGTGCCAATTGTCGGTGTTCCCGGTTGGATTGGGTCTTCGGCTGTCAGTGTGACAGGCCAGAGATGGATGAGTGCAGCTCGAACGGCGGTGCAATTGTCTGCTGCTGGGAATATGTCTCAGTTAGCAGGTTGTTCTAAGGAAATTCATTACAGCATCGGTGCGAATCATAACTACAACAAAGACACACTGATCAACTATTTAAAATCACAGGGGTCGACACCAGTCGTTGTTACCATTACAGGGGATCTGGTGTCGTTCAGCAGCGGCGTGCCATGTTTAGATTTCCCGAGTTCGCTTACCAACTCTTATATCAGCCTGGTAATCAACGCAGGTGTAACTGTCTATGGTCGTGGGGGTAATGGTGGCGTTAAAGGTGGCGGTGCTGCCGGTGGCACTGCTATTAACAACGGGATTGGGACTCGTTTAAGAATAACCAATAACGGCGCTATTGCCGGTGGCGGTGGCGGTGGCGGCGGTAACTCAGCCGATGGTGGTATGGGTGGTGGCGGTCGCCCGTTTGGTGTTGCAAACACTACAAGGCCTCCAGCTTCAGGTTCGCGTGCGGCAACTTCTGGCACTTTAACCGCTGCCGGTATTGGCGCTCAATATTTAATCGGCACTACCGCTGTCCAATACACATGCGGTAGTGGAGGTAATGTGGGGGCTGCTGGTGCGGCTGCTACTGGACGATTGGGGACAATGTACGGAGGGGGCGCGGCGGGTAAGGCTGTCACGGGGAACGTGCCTACATGGACTAAAGTCGGTGCAATTTATGGTGCTCGTGTGTAAGTACTTACCTACCATGCAAGGGTGATTTGTGGTATAAAACAGCCATCCCGATTTGACGATTCATGGAGGAAATAATGTCGAACGAGATGGCAGGCGTAACGCCAGAGCAGGTAGAGCGCATTGCCGCTATCGTTGCGCGTGAAGTTGTCGGCAAATTAGGTAAGGAGTTACGTGAGGAAATTGGCCAGGAGGTCAACGACCAGCTCAAAACCTACTTTGGCGATATGACGCCTTCGCAACACAGCATTCAGCACTCCAACCTGGACAAACTACTTAATCGACTAGACGCCATCTCCAGCGGGTTCTTTGGCGGCATTATCTCAAAGATAACGTCGTTCCTGATTACCGCGCTGCTGCTGGGTCTGGCCGCTTATGGCGTGAAGAATGGACTGCAATAACAGGAGATCAAGGATGAAAACTCCGAGAGGCATTCGTAATAACAACCCTGGCAACCTCGACAAAGGTTCGCCGTGGCAGGGGTTAATTGACAACCCTGCCGAACCGCGTTTCTGCACGTTCAAAGATCCCGTATGGGGCATTCGAGCGCTGGCAGTAACGCTCATTACCTACCACGACAAGCGCCGCGCGAAGGATGGCTCCAGCATCGATACGATCCGCGAAGTCATCGAACGCTGGGCGCCTCCGCATGAAAACAACACCGTAGCTTACGTGAACGAGGTATCTAAAGCCGTTGGCGTGACCCCGGACATGATTATCGATCTGCACGACTACGACACTCTGCGTCCGCTGGTGGAGGCGATTATCCGTCATGAAAATGGCCGTGGCCCGCTCAAAACGCCGAACACCTGGTATGCGGCAGAAGTTATTGAGGAAGGTCTACGTCGCGCTGGTGTCGTTAAGCCGGTGAAAACCGTGAAGGCTGTTCCTGTAACCAAAGAAACTGCCGGTGCGACCGTTACGGCGGGAATTGGTCTGGCACAGCTGGCCGACGTCATGCCACAGGTCTCTGCGGCAATGGACAAGGCGCAGGGACACATCACCAGTGGTGATACGGTTCGGATCATCTTCGGTATCGCGACCATTGTGGTGGCTGGCTTTATCGCCTGGTCACAGGTGCGAAAACACCAGAACGGGATGGTCTGATATGACCGGCAGCCTATTTTCAAAACTGAAGTTTGCTCTGATGACTCTGGCTGCCGTTCTTTTCGTGCTTGTCGGCGCTTATACGATGGGAGGTCGTGCGGCCCGACAAGCAATCGAAGAGAAGGCAAGGCAGGAGGACAGGAAAAGACTTCAAAGCACAGTGGACGTCAAAAATGAGATACTTAATGAAGTGCGGCGGAAAGATGCTTCTGCTGTTCATCGCGAGCTGCATGATAAGTGGCTGCGTGATTAAGACACAGACTTCTGGCGTGCTGTTTTGCGATGCAGCAAACCCTATTTATGTCAGTAACGACGACTTTATGACCGAAGAGACGGAACGCGAGATCCTCTTCCATGACACGATGGGAGAGCGATTATGCAACTGGCAACCGTCATTGTCGCCAAATGACATTTGAATGTGATTTAGGTGAAAGGCACTCTTTCTTACAGATCGAGTGCCTTCATCAATTTACAGATCTGAATCGTCGTACCAGTCACGGTCTACATCTGATTCTACAGAAAGGAAGGTGAGGCTATCGTCCACAAGGCTCCACTCATAATTGCGGAAGAGCAGCTCCATTTCGGCTTCAACAGAAAAAGACGTACCAGAGTAAGCTCTATCTGGATCTTGGTCTCCCTGATACTCGAAAGTGACAGTCACAGACAAAATACCTTTATCTGGATTGTAACTAACTTTCGTAGCCTCAAGGTCTTCCATGGTAAATCCATCAGCGTTAGTTTCTGCAATATCGCCAGAAAGCTGTTCCTCAACTTCGCGCTCAAGGGCGCTAAAAACGCCCTCATTGAAGATTGCTTCTTCGAGGGAGGTTTCGCCTAATGTTGCAAAGACGAGACGTGAATCCATAGGGTCGCGTTTGGCAACTTCCGAAAGCTCATGATAGCTGGGGAACTGTGCTTCTTTAGCGACAATTTCCAACGCTTCGGTTCGCTTGATCCCTTTAACGCGGGACAATTCTTTTGCTTTGGATTTAAGAATGCTAAGGCAAGAGTAGTCAGACATGGCGTCATCTCCAAAAGTAAGTTTATGAATGCTACCGATAGCCTGCTAACCGGACGCGTCAAAACTACTTTGGCGAGCCAAGTTTAGATAAAACGTTGTTTAACGATGGGCTATTGCTTTGCGAGACAGGCGCCAGGTGACCATCACCACCTGCATTCATACTAACCAGGGAGCTTTTTCGAGTCAAATTTACATTCGGCTAATTTGTTAACTACCTATAAGTGCCTGACATTTCACCTTTACACCGCAGCCGTAGGCATTTAGGCTATATCGCATATAAGAAAACAAGTTGTTTCATACGACAATAATTCACGCAAAGGGAACACACCAATGACCAAGATCATTGTGGTTGGCGGCACAAAAGGCGGCCCAGGCAAATCTACCGTTGCCCAGCAAATTGCGGTATGCCTCAAAGTTAAAAAGAAAAAGAAGGTTCATGTAACCGATATTGATATTCAGCGCACGACTACGAGCTGGTGTGAAGACCGTCGCCAGAATGACGATCTTGAGCTGATTCCCTTCGCATATGTTCAGGACGACATCGTCAAACACCTTAAATCGCTTCAGGGGCGCACCGATTATGTAGTGGTTGATGCTGGTGGCTTTGACTCCGAAATTCAGCGTCAGGCGATGCTTATGGCTGATGTGATTATCATCCCGCTGCGCCCTAAACGTCGTGATTTGAAATCCCTGCGCGATATTGACCCGATTATCGACAACGTTCGAAATGTGAATGAGAAAGTGAAGATCCGAGCGGTGATGAACCAGTGCCCATCTTTACCTTCTCAGGTATCACGCATCCTGGCCGCTAAAGAAATTGTAGAAACATTCGGCATCGAAGCGGCAACGGTAAATCTTTATAACCGTAACGTTTATGACGATGCGGAAGAGGCAGGTCGTTCTATCTTTGAAATGACTGGCGCCGAACGCGATAAGAAGGCGGAAGCCGAGTTCGAAGAGTTTGTAGATTACATCATGAGTCTGGAGGAAGAATAATGTCCATGAAAATGGGAGACCTTGCAAAGCGCAAAGAGCCGGATGCACCGGCTAAAAACAGTACCCCGATGCGCCAGCCAGTCAGACCACAGGGCCGCCCGACTCGTGGGAAAGAGAAAATTAAGAGCCGCACAATGTCGCTGGAAGACGAGTACTTCGATCTGCTGGAGATGATGAAGTTCATCCCTCGTTTCGAGAAGTTCACCCGTTCTGACGTGATTCGTGCAGCCATTTTCCATCTGGCAGAGAAGTCGCCGCAGGAAATCGAAGACATCGTGAAACTGAACGAGGCGATCACCGCTGCCGACGTCACGATGCGCACCGATGAAATTAAGCGTGAGTTGATGAAGAAAGGTTGATATGGCTAAATTTTTGTCTAGACATTTAGGTTGGCTTATTGGCTTAGCGTTGGCCATATTAGCCGCAATTGTGTTTGGCAAAGTTATCGGCTTGCTAGGAATTTCAAACCAAGGGGTTATTTCTGTTGCAGGTTCAATGATTGGAATGATATGTAGCGGATTATACCGCAACACTTTAAAGTATATTAAATCCGAAGAATACAGATTAAAAATACAAGAGTATAAAGAGAAACGTGACGAAAGTGTCAAGAAAGAGCGAGAAGAGTTAAAGAGGAAGACAATCGTCGAACTTTATCTCTTAAATGAAAAGAAAACCTTCAGCAAGGTTAAGCTTCTCTCTTTGGTGATGATATTTTTCGGCGCAGCGCTGAGTTACGTATTCGGCTATAGCTCAATCGTTACCATCACTGGAACTGTAGCCTTTGCTTTACTAGAGCTAAAAGAGAGAGTTTTGGCTTATCGTATAGCTAAAGGATTTTTCGGTAATAATAGTACTGAAGCTATCCAGTTACTTAAATTTATTGAGACCAATATCGACAACATCGATACTGGTAGCAGTGGTGGCAAACGTAAGATATTGAATGACCCTGTTTTAGAAGAAATCCCAAATGAGAATTTGGGAAAGGGGGCTTTAGATGCCAGATAAAGATCTGACAAGTAGATATCTCAACAGAGCAATGGATATTTTGCTATTAGGCTATCCACTTAGAACTGTTTTTGGGTCGCTTATCGGCGCTCTACTGTGGGTCGTACTTCATATTTGTACACCATTCTTGCTTACCAAAGGCTTTGTTGTTGACTGGATATATAACGCTGGTTGTTTTGTTGTTGGCGTTTTGATCATGAATACCAAAACAATCATTGAAGTGTTCAATGGTGATGCAATCAGCGAGAAGTTTGGCAGTTCTTTGAGGCATATTGATAAGCGTCAAGATTTGTCGGATGAACAAAAGAGGCATTTGATTAACAAGTTATTGAGTGAGCATATAGCGAATCTCACTGACAACCAAGTCAAGGAAGTTGAACAAAGAGTTACAGATAAGTAAATTTAACTAATTCTATTAGAGCAGGTCGTTAATATTATTAACGACCTGCTTATTGGTTAAGATAATTATGTGTACCATTCTGTGTTGCAATATAAAATAGTGGATAAAAATGCTATACAAATACGTAGGGCATGAAGACCCAAACGAATTAATAAAAATTCTTAAATTCTTCATCGAAGATGGAACAATCCGAGCCACCCGGCCACACGACTTCAATGACCCTGCCGAATTCAAAGCCAAATTTAGTTTTGACGCCACGATACCGGAGAAGCGTGTTCGATACCATGAAATGTGGCCAGGCAAAAGCGACGATGACGGTGAGAACTGGTTAAGAGGGCGAACCAAAAATGCCGAAGAGTTTGACGCCTATATGCTGCGCGGAAATCTGCTTTTGAATACCGGTGTGATATGCCTCACCAGAACTGACACTAATTATCTGATGTGGTCGCATTACGCCAGATCTCACTCTGGATTTTGCATAGGGTTTGATGACGCTATTGTGGAAGCACTGGATGACCGACACACAGCGTTAATCGGTGATGTGGAGTACGTGAAATCGCCGCCTGAAGTGAACTTTTATACCGCTGATGTGTACGACATTATCAGAGCCATCTTTCTTCACAAGGGGGAGAACTGGAAGTACGAAGAAGAGTTCCGGATTATCTCTGAGCTGCCAGGGCTTAAGAAGTTCGACACCTCACTAATCAAAGAGATTTCTATCGGATGCAAACCCTATCCAGAGCTGGAAAGTTTTGCCCGCGAGCTGCTGGACAGCAATCTGGCCGTGTACAAAATGCTTTGCCCGACTGACTCGTACCAACTGAAGCGTGTGAAGCTTGACAAGAACCTTTCTTTTCAAGGTTACTAGTTCTGGCAGCTTCAATTATGAACCTGCTTCTGTATATAAATACTAAGTTACTTATTATTATTTATACGGAAGCAGGTTTTTTCTATGCCAACTTCCCAGACACATTCCCTTCCGTTTCCACTTCCAAAAGCTGTCTCCAGTCGCTATGATTGGCTCATTATGATAAGTAAGTATCTACCTATCAGACGGAGCACATGAGCCAGATCTTCTTTAAAACTATTAACAACGACCAGTACGACTTCATGACCGAGTGGGACACCACAGTCATGGACAAGTGGGTGGCCGAGAATATTGGGCTGTCACGCTGCAAGGATGAGGCGGAGCTGTTCGAGACAAAGTGGTTTGATTACCGCGACATGCACCCGCTTATGGCCACATGCCTTTTCACTGAGGCATACAAGCGCCAGTACTCATACATCATGCTGTCGCATGGCCGCGAACACTATGAGACGGCCCAATTCACCACCGGTGTGAAACGTGTGCCGTATCAGGAGCTGTCGACGGCCAACAAAACGTCTCTCTGGAAAGCACGCCAGTTTGCCGACCAGTACTGCTGTTCTTATGACTACTTCATTTCTACCGTTCTTTCCGCAGCTGCACGCCGCCTGTGGGACAAATTACCGCGCCCTCAACATCTCTGGCAGCCCGAGCTGATCGAGATATTCGAAGAGAAGTTAGCCAAACGCGCTGTAACCCGTCTGGATGACTCTCTGGTGAGTTTTAAGCATCTGGGAGACATGCAGCACGACCAGATTCAAGAACGCTATTTTGAGTGGGTTCTGGAGCGTCTGCATGGCATTTCCCGAGACAAGCGAGTCCGCATCATCTTCTCCGCAGTCTGGTTGATGGAAATCGTGCCTGAGCGTGTGATTTACGCGCACTTCCCGGAAGAACTCGAAGAAGCACGGCGATTCTGTTGATCCCCTACTTGGCTTTTTTAGTATTAGAAAACAAATTGTTTAAGAACCAAAGGAAAGCACATGACCGAACTTTGCCACACAGGACGAGGGTTGTCTGAAGAGTTCGACGACGACTTCCAGAATCGACTCGCAGCCTACTTCTGTCGCGACCATGAATTTCTGACTCGCGCCGGTGATCTGGTTGCACCAAACCAGTTCTCCAATGCGGCCAACGCCCTTCTGGTGAACATGGTGTCGGGCTACTACAGAATGTATAAGAGCGCACCATCATCGTCGGCCATCCTCGACATGCTCAAACGCGCCAAACGCGATAAGACTATCCGCGAAGAGCTATTCCCCGACGTCGTTGAGGCGTTTAAGCGGATTCTCGCTGAGAAGCTGTCAGATACGGCCTACATGGTCGACCAGGTTGCCACGTTCGCCAAAAGCGTAGCGTTCGACGACGCGCTGATTAAAGCGGCTGAGATGAAAGAGAAGGGCGATTTCCAGGGCGCGATGGCGATCATGGCCAAAGTGCAGCAAATCGGCTCTAACGAAGCGACCGGCATTTACGATTACTTTTCTGAATCAGCAGAACGTTACAAGGCGCGTGAGTATGAAGCATCCGACGATTACGTGCCAAACAGCATCACAACGGGTCTACCGCTGCTCGACAAGCTGCTTTACCAGAAAGGCTGGGCAAAGCGTGAAATGGTGCTGTTCATGGGCTTCGCGAAGTCTGGTAAATCGACGGCGATGGGTGAGTTCTCCATCAACGCCGCGCTTGCCGGTTACAACGTCCTGTATCTGTCGCTGGAAGTTCACACCTCCATTCTGTCAGATCGCTTTGACGCCCGTCTGTCAGAGACTGAAATGTCTAAGCTGGTGGAGCGCCGCGACGACGTCCATCGCAAACTGGCAGAGCTTGGCGCGACGAAAGGCGTGGGGAGCTTGTGGATTGTTGAACGACCGTCCGGAAGCATGTCGCCCGCAGATCTGGATCGTATGTTGGGCAGCATGAAAGCCAATGGCATGATTCCCGACATGGTCGTGGTCGACTACGCCGACCTGATGCGTGCCAGCTACGACCTCCGAGACGACCGCGCCAACATTCGCAGCATCTACACTGACCTGCGTGCGCTGTACGACAAACACAACGTTGCCGGCATCACTGCATCGCAGACTAACAGGGAAGGTGGTGCTTCAGAGGTGGCCACAATGATGCACGCAGCGGACAACATCGAGAAGGTGCGTATAGCTGACCTCGTTATCACGATCAACAAAACGGAAGAGGAAGAAGCGAAAGGCGAAGCGCGTCTGTACTTCGCTGGTTCACGTAACCAGAAAGGCGGCGTAAGCATCCGCGTTAAGCAGAACCTCGAACAAATGCGATTCATCGAACGCATTATGGACGTCCTCTAAAAAAGAAGGCGTGGGGAAACGCTCTCCACGCCGGTCTCCATAAGAGAACAAATTTTCTCTTTTGCCAAAGCCACAAAAGAAAAAACACATGAGCCTTTATGGTATTCAAATACCGAGGCTTATCAAGATATTACCTGCAAAAAGTAGGGTTAAGAACGTGAGCGACTTGAAAGAATTACTGACCGAGCTGGATTTTGAACAATGGCTCGATACTGAAGGCGTTATCTATCGTCGCGGTGGAGTGAGTACGCGCGGGCGAGAAATTAACATCAAAGAGTGTCCGGTATGCGGCAGCTCAAACTGGAAAGTGTATTTCAACCTCTCTCATGGCGTAGGTAAATGTTTTGCGGGTGATCACCCCGAAGAGATTCAGTTTAACAAGCTGGTTTTTCTCAAGCACTACAGTGGCAAATCACGTCGGGATTTTAAGGCATACGTTCAGAATGCCTTAATCTCGCAGGGGTGGGCGCCGAAGAAAGAAGAAGTGGTGTTATCCAGTGGTGTTGAGCTTGAGGGACCAGTTGCTCTTCCGCGCCACTATGAACTTCCTATCGATGGGCGACTTCCTGATTATCTCGTTAAGCGTCTCATAACGCCGGAAATGGCCAGATACTTTGACCTTCGTTATTGCGTGGAAGGTAAGCACGCGTATGTCGATCCCTACACCGACCAGGTGAAGGGGCAGGTGTTTGACATGCGCATTCTCATACCGGTTTACGATCTGGATGGTGTCATGAAGACATTCCAGGGGCGTGATGTCACCGGCACAGCAGAACGTCGCTACCTTTTCCCCATGCAGCTGCCAGCCTCCGGAAAGTTTCTCTACAACGGCCATAACGCGGTCGGAAAGCAGACGGTCGTCGTGTGTGAAGGTGCGTTTGATGTCATGGGGGTTAAGCGCGCCATATTCGAAGAAGAGACGTTGCGAGAGTACGTCGAGCCAATAGGTACGTTCGGGATGCACTTATCCGGAAACACAACGGAAGATGCAGAAGACCAGCTGGGCGCGTTCCTGACACTGAAGGCCCGTGGTCTGCGAAACGTCATTATGATGTGGGATAGCGAGAAGCAAGCGATCCGCAACACGATGTCGGCTGCCAGACGGATCGCCAGTCTGGGCATCAATGTTAAAGTCGCCTGCTTGGGAGAGGAAGGACTTGACCCGGGCGACGCGACGCCAGAGCAAATCCTCAAGGCTTATTATCGTGCTAAACCATATACCAAACAGCTTGAATTGTTAGCCAAAATTAAAGGAATAGCAGCATTACTTTGAGTTAACTTCAGAAATATAGACGTTCACAGAGAACGTCTTTACCTCAGTTTTGAAGTTGTCTGTCATAACCGCAAGGTAGGCATTATTGCTTTCATTGAATCGCTTCAAAATAATCTGGACATTGTCTGTGCAGACAAAGGATGTTGCCTGATTTCCTGCATTGTCTGTATTATCTTGTAGAAAGTTACAGTCAATTTTTCCATTATTAGCTTTGAAGGTGGCAACGTCACTCTGCCAAGTAAATGTCGCATTTACACCTTTATCTATTGATTTTGCAATAAGACGATTGCTATCAATTTTATTCTTTGGTTGTTTTATAGACGTGCGAAAATAACCTAGTCTCTTCATATCATTAAGTGAATCGCAGCCAATTTTTTCGCCTTTGTCACAAGATGCCTGATAAAGTTCACTTGCTTTTTGGTAGTCTTTTTTTACGCCCAATCCGTTTAAATACAAATATCCTAAGTTTGCCAAGGCCGCCTCATTGCCTTTATCTGCCGCCTTTTCTAAGTATGAGCGGGCAAGAGAATAATTCTTTGGAGTGCCTTCACCATGAATGTACATATAACCAAGATTTGACATACCCATAGGATCTCCAAGATCTGCTGCCTTTTTGTACCATTTAATGGCTTCAGCATCATCTCGTTTTGTTCCAATCCCTTCATCATACAATGAGGCCAGACTAGTAATAGCTTTTACATAGTTTTTATCAGCCGCTTTTTTATACAATTCAAAAGTTTTCTTACTATTCTTAGGGACTCCGTTTCCAGACAGATATTTCGCACCTAAATAATACATAGACTCTGGACTGCCGGCAGCCACAGCAAGTTTATAGTATTTAATAGCTAAAGCAGAGTCCGGGTTACCTACCAGGCCTTTTTCATAAAAAACTGCAAGATTATTGTAGGCAGCACCTTCTACCGCATTGTCAGCAATTTTATATAACTGTTCAGCCCTACGGTAATCCTTGTTGACGCCATATCCAAATGTGTACATTAATGCGAGGGCGTGAGAGGCTGGCTTATCTCCTTTTTCCACTGCCGATGTGAGCCATTTTTTTGCTTGAGGATAGTTCTTTTCGAAGCCGTTTATGCCTTTTAGATAGTTTACCCCTAAATCACGCTGCGAAATGATATCTCCACCTGCGGCAGATTCAATAAGTCTCTGATTTTCATTAGCTACCGCCGAACCAGAATTTAGAAACAGTGACAATGCGAGTAGTGCTGTTGAGTTGATGAATTTCATATCGTTTCGTGTTTAACCAAGTGAATGTCGTGTGGTAGTCAAAGGTGCGTTTGTAGTTAGAGAGGTTACTTCAATTCGGTGAGCCTGTCAGTGTCAGTCTTCAAAGCGAGAGAGCGCCTACATTAATAAGTAGATACATACTTATGTTTCTGTAAGAATAAGCGCATTGTTGAGTGAGGAATACCGATGAAAGAAGACATTCAAAAATCCGTGACAGAGATGATTGATAAATCGGGCGTGGAAATCGACGCTGACGAACGCCAGAAAATTGTTGGTGAAGCCATCGATGCGGCGTTGGAGCATATTGCACAGGTGCTGAAGACTGTATCGCTTGCAGAAGGTTCTTCTTACATGCGGGTGTGGGTTCGCTTTGGAGAGTCCCCTGAATTACCGGGCATTAAACAGAAGCGTGCCGCGTTGGTGGCTTTCATGAAGAAGGGTGAGAATGGCTCGATGGAGATACGTACCGGCGCCTGGTACGACGGCCGTATCGTCTTCACGAATTATGCCCAATGCCTGCATGGTGAAGAGCTTCTTAGTGTCGTAGACATCACCCTAAGAGCGATCAAAAACAGAGCGGAAACTGAAGAGGACACAGCCTGCGCCGCATTCCTAAGCATCATCGAATTGCCTGAAGTAATGGAACGTTCTTCTGAGCTGAAGACCCCGCCTGGTCTGCTGGATTTAGTTGTAAATGCTGACACCAAGAAGGCGGTGCAGCGTGTTCGTGAGGTTGAATACGGTACCATCTGCGATATGTGCCATAGCGACCTTGACCTGGTGCGCATCATTGTCGATGCAGGACAGGCTTGCGATGGTGTGCTCGCCAGTTTTGCAGGGCAGGTGGCACGCCTGGCCAACGAGCTGCCGATGATTAAACAGGAGGCAAAATCCTACGCCGTCCACCATGCCAACGATTTACTGGAGCCATACCGGTTCGAAGCCGCTCAGGACAAAATGACTGGCTGGGCGACCTGGTAAGCCTCGAAAAACCATTTAGCCCCCTGGTGGGGCTTTTTTAAACTGCGCTCAATAAGTAAGTACACGACTACGGTTAGAAGCATGTCCACAAGAACAGATTTGTCGAAAATCCCGTCTATCTCCGGAAACAACGGTTATTCGCTGCGCTGCCCGGAAGTGAAGATCAACGGCCATGAGGCCCATTGCAGCTATACAGTCTGCCAGCACACCATCCTCGCCTACAAAGAGAAGCGTCTCCCGGCTACATCTTTCCAGTCCTGCGCTGCGGCCATTGCTGCTGGAAAATGCCAGGCGCTGAAGATGATGGTCGAAGAGATCCGCAAAGGCGAACAGCTCTACTTCATCGATATGACTGCGCTTATCAAAGAAGTGGAAGAGCAAAACGACCACGCCAGCACGCTCACCCGGAAGCGCAACACCATGACGATTAACAGTCTGGTTAAACGCACGAAGAAAACAGAACCAGCCAAACCCGAAACCACGTCCACCGATTCACTGGCGCCCGTCACTGACGTGTACGCGGCACTCATTGAAGAAGCAACCAAAGAAAACACATGAAAACTCCCGAGCGACCGATGGAGGTTAAACACTAATGGAAAAACTGATCGCCCTAAAGCACAAGCTGGATGCCATAAAAACGATGGGAACCAACGCCAAGAAAGAGGCGCTGGCCAACCTTGATGAATTTGAGCAGAGCATGGTTTCGCTAATGCTCAACCCATTAATTCGATTCGGTGTGAAGAAGTACAAAGTGGCCGAGCCACTCGATACTTCCGTACCCAGCGACCAGAAGGTAGTCGAGCTGCTGGAGAAGCTGGCGGCGCGCGAACTGACCGGGAACGCGGCCATTACTGCTGTCGAATCACTTGTTGCCTCAATGTGCGCTGACGGGCAGGACGTGTTTCGTCGCTTCCTGCTGAAAGATCCGAAAGCCGGCGTCGGCATTAGCCTGTGCAACAAGGTGTTCGAAAACCCAATTCCGAAGTTTGAGGTACAGCTGGCGTCTCCGTACAAGGAGAAAGGCGACAAATACCCATTTAAACAAAACCCAAAGGCCAAGTGGCCAATGATCGGCAGCCTCAAACTCGATGGTCTCCGGGTTATCTGCGAAGTTATCGTTGACGAGGAAGAGGTGAACTTCTTGACGCGTACCGGCAATCCGATTACGTCACTCGATCACCTTAAACCAGCCATGCTTGAGCGAGGCAGACTCTCCGGTTTCAAGCACATCTTTTTCGATGGTGAGGGTACTGCAGGTACGTTCAACCAGTCCGTGTCGGCGCTTCGCAAGAAGAACGTGACAGCCATTGGTGCCGTTTACCATATCTTCGATTTCTTCTTACCGGAGTGGCGTGCTCAGGCAAAAAGCAAAGAGTACCTGAAGACCGGCATGAAGCTGAAAGAGCGCCTGGCTATGCTGGTGGCGTTATTCCGCAACACTTGCGGGGAAGATTACGCGCAAGATATCCACCTGCATCCGTTCTACATCATCCATAGCCATGAAGACTTTATCGAACGCTTCATGAAGCGCCTGGACGAGAACGAAGAGGGGGAGATGGGCAAAGATCCGGATTCTGTTTACGAGTTCAAGCGTACCCGCAGCTGGTGGAAGCTGAAAGATGAGGATTCCGAAGACGGTGAAATCATCGACTTCGAGCCAGGCGACCCGGACTCAGGCTTTGCACATACGCTGGGCAAGATAGTGATTCGTCTGGAGAACGGCGTCATCGTTCGTGCCAGCGGTATCAAGCATAAGTACCTGGATGAAATCTGGAACAATCAGGAGAAGTATCGTGGACGCATCGTCGAGGTTCACTGCCATGAGAAAACGCCAGACGGTAGCTTACGCCACCCACGTCTGAAGTGGCCGAAATGTCTGCGAGATACCGAAGACCGTATTGGAGATAAAGACTGATGCTCGGCTGGATGATTGTATTTTTGGTCGTCGGCATTGTTATCGGCAGTCTGGTTATGTCCAGCTGCATCAACGATTACGTAAAAGCCGGTGTCATGCAGAGGCGCGGCCGCATTTACCGCATTGTAGATATCACGTACACACTGAAGGAGATTAAGGATGATCATGTTAAGTAAACGGGAGAAAGAAACTCTGCGTGAAATCAGCCAGTGGAAACAGTTCTACGCCAACTGGAAGCCAAAGACCCGCGCCAAACTGGAACGTATGAATCTTGTCGCTAACGTTTCGCCAAAAGGATGTGTGGAGAACTATCAACTCACTGAAAAAGGACACTCACTGTTACAGCAATTGACTGAGGCGGGGGCGTTCTGATGATTCCATACATCCTGTTATCTTTTGCTGGGGGCGTGGCCCTCGGCTTCAGTATCTGTCGCGATCTGGTCAGGCAGGAACTGAAAACCAAAACGCTTCGCATCGGTAAGCGTCTGTATCGGGTTGTTCACGAGACGGGAGTGCAGAAATGAGCAATTTGACCTCATTCGACTGGTGGCTGGCAACCTACCTTGTGGCGGCCGGCTTCGGATATGCCTTTTACATTGGTCAGTTAATCGTAAAGCTACTGCTGATCAGATTTGCCAGCCATAAACGCATAGACGACGGTCTGTGGCGCCTGGGTTCTCTGCTGGAGACTCACTACGGCGAACTCAAGGAGAACGAAACTATCACTATTCAAGCGAAGCGTTTTACGGCCATCATCACGAGAACGCCGGAACAGAAGGTGAGTTTGATCAAAAAGATAGCAACTGAACGAGTCACAGAAAAATGAGTATTTACTTACTTATCTAATGTGTATAAGATTCACTTGTTTTCGTTGAGACGCGACTGTTTGAACGTTAAATATAACTGCAAACGAAGATACGTACCTGGCAGTAGCCTAAGAAGCCAAACACCAGCGAGGTCAGTTTCCAGCCTCGTCACCGAAATGGGACACACTGAGCGAGTGTGATTGCAGAACGCAGGATAGGGCATGTTGCACCACCCATGCCCTATTCGATGAAGTAACAGGATGGGCGGTTGGTTTTCCTCATTCCATTCCATCATCCCGGTTTCAGCCAGCTGACCGTCCATCCTGTTACGTCATTTCCATTACTTATGTCGTTTAATCTTGGGTTAAAAGCGGCGACGTAACCCGGCTGGCTTGGTTAGCCAGCGCACAACGTTGAGGTCACTGTTTTTCTTTTAATCATACAGGTGATTCCACAGAGCTGTAGTGACTGATCGATATGTTGGGTCGAACATAAATCGGTTCAGTGGCCTCAACGTTGTGAAAGCAGGATTCTTTAACCCTCTGGTGAAATCATTGTTGCATATGTAGCCCCTGGTTTCACAACATGGATGATTCCATACATCCAATAAGATCGAAGAGTCTGGCGGCCATCAACCGCCGAGAAGGATTCCAGATCTTCGCTCTATGTGAGCGAGCCACAAGCCTCGTCTGGCACTAACGTAAAGTGCAAGTTGCGGGAAAGTTCTTGGTTGCCTGGTTGTCCATGAACAAGTACCGCCGCGAAAAATGATGGTGTAGCTCAGTGGTAGAGCGGTTGACTGTTAATCAACTGGTCGGTGGTTCGAGTCCACCCACCATCGCCAACACAGCGCTGAACGGTTTGGAGTTCGCCACCACCGTCCGAACGGAAAGACTCCGCAAATGTCGCCAGACCGTTCAGCGCTGTGATAGACACGGCAGACGTTCTTAACCATTGATTCCTAGCATTGTACCAACACTTTTTAGCGCAAAAATCAAAGGGGCTTCGGCCCCTTTTTTGCTGGGTTGACTCCAGAATATTTCCACGTATGGTTTTACCACCTTTGGGCCTTCATTTAGCAACGGCAGCATTAGACTGCCTGCATGTGGGTGATAGGATGTGGCAGCAAAACATGGAGATAAGCCAATGAAAAAGCGCAACCTCAATATTCTCGCATCTCTGGTGATCGCGCTCGCTCTGACGGGATGTAACGAGTCTGAAGTAGATAAAATCACGCTGATAGGCCAAGACAAAAACGCTCTTGAGAGCCAGTACAAAACCCACTTTGAAAAACGAACCCCAAACATCGAAGCCTTCGCTCTGTTCGATAAAACCGCGGCTGAAGGCAAGGAACCGCATACCACTGGTGGATTAATTGACGGCAAAGTTGAGTCGAGCATGACTACTAACGTCGGCAAATATACCTTCATGCAGCTCGACGAAATGCTTACTAAAGAATACGGTAAGCCGGTTGCCACTAAAGACCAGGTATTTGATGAGACAGCCTTGAATGGACTGGAATGCGCCAAGACAATGTCATGTGCAGCGGGAAAGTATTATGAGGTATTCCGCGGCAAAGAGCGCCTGATCATGATGATAAACGGTGCCGGTTTCATGAATAAAGATGAGGGCGTAACGTTACTTACCTTTACCGACAAACACTTAAAAACGGCGCGTCTGGAAGAAGACAAACGCCACTAACAAACAACCATATGATTTTTTAAACACAGCGAGGTTAAACGTGAGTAACAGAGATGATTTTCCCCAATCGGTGAAGCGAACACTGGCCGAACGCGTAGGCTGGAAATGCTCTTTTCTTGGCTGCAACCAGGTAACAGTTGGCCCGGATAGCAGCAATCCAAACGGCAGGATTAATAATGGGATTGCGGCCCATATTACGGCAGCTGCAAAAGGCGGCCCGAGATATGACTCTAGTTTGACCCAAGAACAGAGAAGCTCGATTGATAACGGTATATGGATGTGTCGTTCACATGCCGCACTCATCGACTCTGACTACGTTGTCTATTCCACTCCACAATTGAAACTTTGGAAACAGCAGGCCGAAACTCAGCAAGCTCTACTGCTCCAGATGACGCACCAGGTGAGCCAAAACAATTACTCAGAAAGAGACATCGGTGTTCTAAATTCTATTACTGATATTTTTAATTACAACTACCTCCAAATACTGAAGAACGAGCAGTTCCGAGTAAAAGTAAGTACCAACATTACCGACCCTCTCTACGCTTTTGATGATATTGCAAACAATCCCTTTTACAGCTTCAATGATGTTGTTTTAGAAGGACTTCGTATAGCGTTGATCGGCAAAGTTAACAACTTTTGGGCGCTGTTCAGACAGCATTGCGCTGGAGGGTATGGCGGGTATTATGACTATATAGACATACCCAAAATCAGACAGTTCCGCCCTGATGAGGTTGAACGCCATTACGATATAATTAACGAAACCCAAGATCTGGCGTATGACATCAGTGTCGCGGCACAAAAATTACTCGAAATTAGAGCAAAACTGCCGTGAGTCATGAAGATACCCCTCTACATGGTAGAGGGATAACACACGCAAAATAGGTAATGACCTACCTATTATTTGTCGGTATAGTTCTTTCAGTTACTCACTTGAAAGGACTCAATATGAGAAACAAACGTAAACAGGCGCGTCGCGCAGCTCGTCAGGCTCTGAAGTCAAAACCACGCATCCACGGCTACGAAATTGACACAATCATCGTTGACGAGCTGGCCGCCGCCCCTGCTCTGCCACCAAAACCTAAACGCGACAACTCTCCCATCGAAGCGCGTAACGAGGCCCAGGCCCACTATCTTATCTCTCTCGATACCAAACCTCTGACGTTCGCCACTGGTGAAGCCGGTTGCGGCAAGACCTACCTGGCTGCTGCCGTCGCAGCGCAGCGTCTGCTGGATAAGGAAGTCGGGAAGATCATCGTGACGCGTCCGGTATTGCAAGCAGAAGAAGATCTGGGCTTCCTTCCGGGCGACATGAGCGAGAAGTTCGCTCCGTTCTTCCGGCCCGTCTATGACGTGCTACAGAAGCGTTTGGGTGGCTCGTTCCTTGAATATTGCTTAAAGCCAGAGGTGGCCAAAGTAGAGATTGCCCCCTTCGCTTACATGCGTGGGCGCACGTTCGAGAATGCTGTAGTCATTCTCGATGAGGCGCAAAACGTTACAGCGTCACAAATGAAAATGTTTCTGACCCGTATGGGCGAGAACGTAACCGTCATTGTGAACGGAGATGTGACGCAATGCGACCTGCCAGGCAATGTTAAGTCTGGTCTGGAAGATGCACTGGAGCGTTTTAAACCTTCCTCCCATGTTGGCCTTATTGAGTTTGCGACCGAAGACTGCGTGCGTTCTGAGCTATGCAAAGTCGCACTGGAAGCCTATCAGTAAGGGGAAGCCAATGACCAAGGAGTACCTGCCACACCAGAAACGTGTCATGGATGAACACGAAGAACTGTGTGGCCGCATCAAAGAACTGGAGGCGTACATTGCCGGCGACGGGTTTGCTCGCCTGCTGTATGTCGACCGCCTCATCCTCATTAAGCAGCTGGACACGATGAAGACGTATGACCTGATTCTTCGTGCCCGGATCGCTCGTTTTTAACGTAAGGAAACCAAAATGACCGATATGGATATCGAAAAAGAGATTGTGGCCAAAGGCAAAACGGCCGCGCGTGTTACCCCGGAACGCATTGAAGCTGTAATCTCAGGCGAGTTTTACTTTACCGGCGCGGACGGATATCGCAGCTCACCGTTGTGGCTGAAGCAGGAAGAGCCTGAACCGGCCCCGCAATCACTCGAACTGCTGACATTCTGCGTTCTTGTGCTGGAGAACGGCTTTACCGTAACCGGCGAGTCTGCGTGCGCCAGCCCGGAGAACTTTGACCCGGAGATCGGGCGTAAAATTGCACGCCACAACGCGATTGCCAAAATCTGGCCCCTGGAAGGCTATCTTCTCAAGCAGCAGCTGCACGAGGTGAAGTGATGAAGGTCGTTATCTACGGACGGGATAATTGCTCATACTGCAAACGTGCGGTCGAGCTGGCGAAGCAGCTGCACGGCCACGGCTTAGGTGATTACGAATACATCGATATTGTGTCTGCTGGGATCGACAAAGAGAAGTTAAGCGACCTGGTGGGCAAGCCGGTGGAAACCATACCGCAGGTGTTCGTAAATGGTGAACCTATCGGCGGCTATACAGAATTTGCTGCTTTTGCGAGCGCTCTGTAATACAATACGGCTCCTTTTGGGGCCGTTTATTATTTGTCGCTTTCATCAACACAGCGTACACTTAGTTACGAGCCATCGAGTTGTTAAGAGGTTTTATGCGTTTAGAAAATTGCCTTGAAGATATGAGTGTCATTAGCAATGCTCTTGCTACTGTGACCTCTAACGCTTCGCGTTTTTCAAATGAAAAGCCTAAAGCCAAATCTGGGCGTGCCTTTATTGAGCCGCTTGGATATCGACGCTTCCGTGGCACGGTGAAGCACTCTGCGAAATTCGCAGGATTCAAAGTACAAGCCTATGTGAGTACTGCGGGTATTCCTGTTCAAGAGAACCGTGATGCGGCACAGCTGGCAGAGATCGAAAGCAAGCTCGCAGAATTGACGGCGAAACACGTTCGCCTGGCTAATGCCATCTCTGGATGGAAAGCGGAAAAGATTCGCATCTGCTTCGGTGAAAGCCGTTACGAAGAACTGAAGAACGTTGACCTGACCATTCGTGGTTTGGAGGGATTCGTTAACAAGTTGATTCGCGACTCTGAGCAGCCTCATCCATATTTGAAACGCCTGAGCGATTCTGTAACTGAGTATCGTTTGGCTATCGCTGATCTGCTATTGATTTTAAATCAGTGTTTTAACGACGTAGACGTCATCGAATCGCAGACTGGCCTCATTAATGAGGACGTCTTCGCCAACTTCTCATTCCATTGAGGTTGAACGATGAAGGTCACATGGAACAGTGATAGTTACGCCCAATTTTTACAGCCGACCTTCGATATAAAGCCTGACTTAAAGATCACGTTACTCGACGATTTCACGTCGCTTAAACAAGGCATGTGCCCAGCCGTATTCGGCAAAGATGGCCCGTATACGGCTCCGGGTGCTATCGTGTCCTCCCGCGTTTATCACGTTCATCTCTTGTTCACGAAGCAAGAACGAACCAGCAACCGCAACAGATTCAATTGCACAAGCGACCGCGCACTCGTTTACAGTCAACATGCACATTTCCAAGATGTGTATAGCCTATTGGCAATCTTCCCTAACAACGCACATCAGTATGCGAAAGATCCAAAAATTATGGCCGATATCGCTGCATACGCCGCTGCATTTCAAGCGCTCACTAATCCGTGACAATCACGCTAATAAAACCTCAGAATTTAAATTTCCGACCTTAAATGATTCCATACCTATTAAGTATGGAATCATTGTACAAAACAGGCTATTTTATGGTTGATCATACAAAAACTTATGCCTAATATACTGTTTATACATACAGTAAAAAGGGCTTCACTCAGTGAGTGGACGATGAAAAACACCTTTGATAAAGCACGCGCAGCAGAAAACACCTCTCGGGAAGCCATCGAGTACCTCGAACGCGCTTCCGGTTTGTCGGCAGTGTCGACCGCCAAATTCGACGGAGACATGTCGTTTTCTTCCGCCTTCATGTTATTCACTCGCTTATCTTTACTGATAACGAGGCGTCGACCTGAAATAGCCGTTCATTGTGTTTTGATACATGTAATGCCGCATATCTCTGATGTAAAGGTAAGTGATATAAGTAGGGTCTTGGTCAACCAGCTGGTGAACCCACTGATACTGGAAGGCAAGATCGTCCAGGGCAGACGCGTGTTCTCCCTGATGAAACAGTTCCTGAGCTGGTGCGCCTTTCAGGGGCTGATTGATACATCACCGTTGAATGATATATCGCTCAATAGAGTTGCCGGTGGCGCAAAGCCAGTGCCGCGCGAACGTAAGCTGACGGACGCCGAGGTCTGGGTATTCTGGAACGTCTGGGATTACTTCAATGTGTGCGAAGGCACAAAGTGGGCGGCCAGGCTCTGTCTTGTCGCTGCCAGACGACCCGATGAAGTGCTCCGGGCCAGAAAGGATGAGTTCAACCTTCAACGTGATGTATGGAATCAAGGTACGCGAAACAAATCGGCCAGACAGCACGCGCTGCCGTTAAGCCCATTGATGCGTCAATGCGTGGAAGAGTTGTTCGAGTACGGGAAAGACAGCCAGTGGCTCGTTCCTTCGAACAAGAAGAAGGGCGTAGATACGCCAATGTCTAAGGTGGCCATTGCCCAGGCACTGAGAAGGATACTGGAACGACCTGAGTTGATGGAGGTTGAGTCATTCACCCCACGCGATCTGAGACGTACAGCGCGTAGTTATTTCCCTGCTCTGGGGATTAATCAGGAGGTGGCCCGTAAGATTATGAACCACAGTCTTGAAGGGATAGATCGCGTCTATGATCGCCACGATTATATGGATGAGATGCGAGACGCCTTGAATAACTTCTCAACGTACATCGCATCTATCGTTAATCAAACAGACTTAGACGAGATAGACCACAAATTCAAGGGAGATCGTCTAGCCACGGAGCTTATTCGTGTAAATTTCTCACAGTGACTTGATGGCCTCTACCACCTTTTCTGACGCACCCTGTTGACCGTCAAAACGGTTACGGAACGCTTCTAGAACGAGTTTTTCATCAGCGGAGAGAGGTGCAGTGCCCTCTTCGCGAAAAAACTCAAGCAGCTCAGGATGACGTTCTTCCAGAACCATCAGCATCAGTCGAACCGGATCTGCCTCCAGTGCTTCGGCTAAAGCTCGAACCTTATCGACTGGAAGTGGGATTTTGCCGCTTTTGATGAGAGAGAGGTTGTTGGCGTTCTTGTACCCAACCTCTTTGGCAATGGTAGCCTGACTTTTAGGCGAGATTGTGATTAACGAGTCAATGTAAGCTGCGTAGCGACCTTGTTTGATCTCTGTTTCGTTGGTAGCCATGTAGTGAACCTTGCGTGTTTTGTTTATCTCTGGTAAGTGCTTACTGATATTACAGCAAAGGCCAGGGTTGTAAAGACTTATCTATTTAATTTCGATAGGCACAAAACCCCGGCATACCGCCATTATACTATGGTTTTTAGGCAATTTGTCACTATTCGCTTACAGAAAAAAGTAAGACGTATCTGATATAGGTGCATTCCATATTGATACAATAGGTAGTAGTATTGCCGAACTTTCAAATGTGTTCAGTTGGATGATATGAAATGAAAAATATAACTTCTAAATTGACCGCCCTTGAGGTTGGACACGCATATGCGATTGGACTGGATGGCGTCGCGACGATCCTGACAGAACTAGAATCTGAAGAGCTTCCCGTGGAGATGGTTGATACGACGGTTTTCACTTTTGAGCTAAAAAATAAACATTTCACTCTCATCAATACTGGTTGCGGCTCCCTTGCCGTGAGAACCATTTAAAACACATTCCTGCCTATAGATGCCTGTACGAACAGCTTAGTTGCCTGTTCGTACAGTGATAAATTACGCACATCAGAAAACAAATTGTTTTAATAACAAGGAAATTCTCATGTCCAAAGCCATGACCAGATCTGTGCTGAAAGAGGTACAGGACTTTCGCGACTGCGTAAAACGAGTTGTAGCGATGCTATCAGGCAAACAGATACCTGTTGCAGAGCGAGGCAATGAAGCATATGTCCGCTACAACCGGCGCGGCGAACCAGTGCTGGTAAACATCCCATCTATACCGGACGACGCGTCACCAACCCTCATGAACGCAGTACGTGGTTTTCTCGACCATGAGGTAGCCCATATCCTCTTTACTGATCCGAAAGTCGCAATGAAGATGCGCGAGAGAGGAAAGGCTCCGTCTACCGGGCTTTGGAACGCGCTGGAAGACGTTTTTATTGAACGCAGAATGGGACAGGTATTCAACGGAACTCGTCGCAATTTGCTGGCCACACAGAACCTGGTGATCGACAAATACTTCAAGGGCAAAGTGTCAGAGGCGGTTTCAATCTGCCACGGCGACCAGCGTGAATTGTTCCTGAAATTCTTCCTTTGCCCGGTCGTTCGCGCCTGGGATGGCCAAAGCCCTTTCATCGACTTTATGGAAGAACACTGGCACCTCATCGATAAGCCTGTAGCCTTGCTCAAAGAGCATGGTATCGACGTGGCCGTTCGCAATATGTCGAACACAGAAGACTGCGTGAAGGTCGCAGCTGCTATCGCCCAAATCATGCATGATATGAAAGACAAGCCAGAGGGCAAATTACCAGAGCTTAAATCGTCTGCTAGGAAGCCGTCGAAGAGTGAGGACGAGTCAGAGGAAACCCCAGAAGCCGGTGACGAACCGACTCATGATGCCTCAGAAGAGGAAGAGTCTGGGGATTCTGATTTGCCTGAATCAGTAGATAAGGACTTACCTACAGAGGATAAAGAAATTAGTGATACAGAAAGTAAATATACAGAAGCAGGCGAAGAAGAATCAGGAGACACCCCAGAATCCGATGATGCCGGCATGGAATCAGGTGATTCTGATGACGAAGGTGGTAGTGATGACACTGGCTCTCCAACGCCTGGTGATGGCATTCGCGAAGACGCCGATGACTCCGATGGTTATGGCTCTGGCGCCGCTGGCGATGGTGATGGTGATGACGGCGAAGACTCCGATGCCAGTCACGGGGAGTCGGAAGGAGAAGGCGAAGAGGAAGATGACGCCGCCGATCACACAGACGGCGAAGGTAAAGAAAATGAGGATGCCGCGGAAGCGCCTGAAGACAGTGAGTCAGGCTTTGTTCCTGCTCCGGATGAAATGACTCTGGAGGACGCACTCAAGGCGCTCGACGAGATGGAAGACGGAACAGGCGAAATGACCGAAGACGCACTGTCGGCCACCATCAGCAAAGAGCTTATGAGCACCTCACTTTCTGAGTATCGCCCATACGATCGTTCATACGACTTTATCGGGTTGATTGATGAGGCTGAAGAGCATGTAAAGCGCACCAGAAAGACGTTTGGCGCAATCCCAATGCACTCACCGGTCGATCGCTACCGCATGGTTCCGGAAGGCAGAAGGCTCTTTGAACTGAAAATCGAAAAACATCTGTCAGCAGGCGTTTCTTCGACTCTGGCCAAAGACCTGGAGCGAGCTATCGCCAGCCGCAATCGAGTCCAGTTTATCCCAGGCCAGAGACGTGGACGGATACATGGCGCGAACCTGTATCGTCTGGCAATGAACGACGACCGCGTGTTCCGCAAGAAAGAAGACCACAGAGCGGTGAACGCGTGCGTCCAGCAGGTGATCGACTTGTCCGGCTCAATGGGCGGCAGGAAGATTCAACTGGCACTCGCCAGCGCCTACACCATTGCGGATGCTCTGGATCGTATCAATGTGCCTAACATCATCACCGGCTTTACCACGTTTGGTAGCCCAGATTATGAAACCATGTCGAAGCGCGGGTTTACTCGTTTCGAGGCGCTAATGCTGCCCATTATCAAAAACTGGAATGAGAAAGCCAACTCTCCAGAGATCCGCGCCCGCATGGGCTGCGTGTGTGAGACGTTCCCCCTGCTCAATAACGTCGATGGTGAGAGCGTCGCGCAGCTGGCGACTCTGTTTGCAGGGCGAATGGAGGACAAGAAGATCATGCTGGTTATGAGCGACGGGGCGCCATGTGCTGCAGGCGATGGGTTCCATCAGCATTTGCGAACCGTCACCAAAGAAATTGAGACGTTGAGTGACATCGATTTGATGGCTATCGGCGTTCTGACCGACGCACCACGGCGTTACTACAAAAATTACGCACTGGTAAACAGCGTAGAAGAGTTAGGGCCGTCAGTCGTCACAGAGCTATCTCGTATCATTCTTGGGTAATTGGTTTACCCGTAAAAATAAGTAATCACTTACTATACAGCCTAATATATTTATATAAGATATACCCCACGAACGACAAACAGTAAGGAAAAACACATGACCGCTACTGCACTACAGCAAGAAGAACATTTGCCAGAAGCCATCGTCTGCAAGTGGTGTGGCAAATCCTTTCATTACCTGAAATCCCATATCTCTATGGGCCGCTGCGAGAACATTCCTGAGTCCGCGAAAGGTCTGGACGTGGACGAGGTGGTGAAAATGTACACTACTGCGTTTCCGGATGAACCAACGATCTCTCGCACGGCACTGGCCAAACTCAATGAGAAGCGTGCCGAAAAGCATTCAGGTGAAGGAAAAGTGGCGGACATTAGCGCACATCCGGGCTACGCAGGAACGGTCGAATACAAGACCGAACTGGTGGCCGCGCACGAGCTGCTTGGCGTAACGATCAAAGAGCTGGGAACGCCACGCGGAAAACCACTACAGGTGACAGTCAACGTCAACACGCCATATCCGGAGTTCGTACCGGAAGCGAAGAAGAACTATGTGTATGGCGACTTCGACCTGATTAAAGACATCTTCATGATGCTGGAAATCGGAATCCCAGGCTATCTCTGGGGTCATGCAGGAACCGGTAAATCTTCTCTTCCTACGCAGCTATGCGCCCTGCTGAATCGACCACTGATCCGCGCCCAGCATACGGCGTCTATGGAAGAAGCACACGTTACAGGCCAGATCCTCGCTCGCGATGGCTCCACCTACTTCGAGCCTGGTTTGCTGGCGCTGGCGATGAAAAATGGCTGGGTGTACCTCGCTGATGAATATGACTTCGCGTTCCCGCAGATTCTGGGTGTGTACCAGCCAGTTCTTGAAGGAGAACCGCTGATCATCAAAGAGGCAACTCCGGACTGGCGCCGTATCACTCCGCATAAACGCTTTGCCTTCATTGGCACTGGCAACACTAACGGCTCTGGCGACGAAACGGGTCTCTATCAAGGAACGAACATCCAGAACGCGGCGAACTTCTCGCGCTTCGGCATTGTTTCGAACGTGAAGTACATGAGCACTAAGGCTGAAGTCAACATGCTGGCTGAGGCTGGCGTCATCCGCGAATACGCCGAGAAGATGGTGAAATTCGCGAATCTTGTCCGTGAAGGTTATGAACAGCATCTGATCAGCCAGCCAATCGGCCCTCGCGAGCTGCTGCTGTCCGCAAAAATCGGAATGATGCGCGGTGATTTCTCTGCCGGCATCGAAAAGTCGTTTATCAATAAACTTCCATCCACGTCTGCACAGGCAGCGCGTGAAGTGGTTCAGAAGATCTTCGGTTAATCGTGCGTAAAGGATGTTTCGGCTCTCTTATCGCAGCGTCTGAAACTGGCCGGGCTTGTCTGGCGTGTCCGGATAGGCCCGAGTGCCACCAGTCAGCCAAAGAGGTTGCGATTTCGATGTATGGGAAGTTCGTTGGCTTCCCCAATGACAAAATCAAGAAAACCAGAAAGGTAAAAACACATGAAGGCTCTGATGGTCAGAACTGACTTCTCCCTGGGAGAGTCGGCTCTAAAAGCAGAAAACGCGGTGAAAATCGCGAGAGACGCTGGCTACACCGCTGTCATTTCCGCTGACAGCATGAACATTGCCAGTGTGATCCCCCTGCAGCGTGCCGCTGGCGACGACATGGCGGTTATTTGTGGTGTTAAGCTGAATGTTGTCGACGATCCGACATACGAGCACCGCGCCCGCCTTGCGAAAGAGTCAGGGGGATGTATGGAATCATTGGTACGTGATCGCAGCTACTGCTTCACGGCACTGATAAAGAATGAGCAAGGTTATCGCGACGTGTGCGAACTGATGACCTTAGCCAACAAGCGCGAGCAATTCTACTTTGTCCCGCGTCTGGCGCTTGACCAGCTGGCGGCCGCATATGCCAAAGGCAACATCATCCTGCTGACGTCTGACATTGGCAGTGTATTCCAGCGCCAGGACTTCGCAAAGATTATCGGGACGCTGGTCACAGCTGGAGGACGCGATAACTTCTACAGCGTGGTTTATCCGCACCCTACCCCATTCTACGACCAGATTAACGTCCGGGCGATGAAAGTGGCGAGCGCACTGAAAATAGAGCCAGTGGCGTTCTACCCCGCTTATTACGAAGCGGTCGACGACGCTGATGTTACCAACGGTGCAAAACTGATCCACCCCAGCGGTTGAAAATTGATCCAGGGGTTAATCTGCTCCTCTGAATACAGGGGAGCTTATGATCACT